ATCAAGCTGAACCATCATATCAATGGGCATAGCTGTTAAAACAGAAACAATATTGTAGTAATCCTCTTCACAGTCGATAACTTCGCCAACAGTTGGGATTACTATCTTGATGGAATCATTTATCGCATAACTCCGTTTATACAAAAGATTTCTTGTTGCCATACCTAATCATTAACCTTTCTTTCGGTTTGACGGTGTGGGCTTATTGGGGTTATGTAACCTGTTAAAGTCTGTAGCGGTAAATGTCATAACCTTACCCTGAAAGTCTGTCATAGGGGCATATCTTTTTGCTGAATAGAAATCCAATTCTCCAAGCCCGTAGTATCGACTTCCGTTGATAGCTCCCGCTATCTTAGAAACAAGCTTGTCTGTGCGGACACCACCTTCCGGCAAACGCAACTTGCTCTTATGTGTAAACACCCACACATACAGAGTGGGTAGTAAGTATGTTTTGTTTACAGCCTTTTGAATATCTACATCACAGCAGATGAAGGTTTTACCTTCCTCGATTGTTGTGGGTATATATTCATACGGGAAGACTTGTTTGTAGACAAGTTTCTTGGCATTTTTAAGCTCAACACTATCGTCTATAAGTGCAACGATATCTTTGTTGGTAAGCAAATCTTCCATTAGCTGATTTTTATAATCAAACATTTCGTCGAGTTGCTCGATAGCCATTATAACCACACCTGCCTTCCGTCTTCATCAATATTGTTTTCGGGGTCAACTATACTTTCTTCATTATCGGGTTGAGTAGGAGATGGGTCTTTTGGGAAGTACTTATAGTAATCCGCAATACCAAGCTCGTGATTGTCGTCATCGGTAGAAACAACTTCCTGAAGAACGAACGAGTAAACACCTTCCGTGTTATAAACCCAACCGACTTTTAACGGTTTAGTGAGTAAGTATGAAAGTTTTTCTTGTGACTCGGGGTCGTCGATTAAAAACCTTGACTCCCTGCAAAACTTAACAGTATCTTCATTTCTTGCAATGGTCATAGCAATTCTTGAGTCACCACGGGTTACTACAAATTCTCTATCTTCGTATTCGCCAGTGAGATACTTAGTACCATCCTCAATAATGCACCACTGTTCATGTGTCTTTCCGTCGGCATCAATCCACTTAAGCAAGTGATTACATTGACGCATCTTTGCCTTGGTGTAAATCTCTGTATTGGCATCACATTCTACAATGAGCCAGTGATTGTTCATCCAGCTCACTAACCCGCCACCCTTAACCACATCACTCGGGAGAGAATAAATTGTTTTTTCGTTAAGGTTGTCTGAGTTTGTGATAGCGACTTCCTGCGTGGCATTGTCTATCTCAACAGAATGAAACGACAAGCTGTCAGATAGTTTTGCGGAAAGCATATGCAGTTCTCTACGCAATACAGATTCGCGTTTGGAGCGTCCGCTTGCGGCTATTCGGCTTTCATAAGAATCCCAAATACTCACAGCGACACCCCCTCAGATAAGAACTTTGATTGAAGTTTGTTACAAATAGAAATAGCGCGAAAGACCTCGCGCTTAACTTCCGACACACTACAATCGGGGTTATCAATTAAATACTGTAAGATTGCTAATATTGTTAGGTAGTTTGAGTCATCGTGTATTGCGGTAATTAAACCTTTACATCCAAGTAACTCAACCTGTAAACTTTGCATATATGTTGTCAAAGATTCTTCATTGTTTTCTCGCATGGGGAGAATCTTGAAAAAATGATTTACGAGACGCCTGAAATAATTATGAAGAACCTCTGCGTCAATAGGTACACCCGGTGTGGTATTTACCATCATAGGTGTAAGTCCGAAAGGTCGCCGTGATTATACGAATACTCTCTTATCATATTGGTATAATCCTTTTGAACCTTTGCATATGCGTTCCCCACACGCATCAATAATTCAGCAGGAGAGTATGTAGTAAAGTCTTTGGTGTTCAAAACATTCTCAAGATTTTCCTGCTTGTTTACATACGGCTTAAGCCACTGACTAACCATACCTTCAGACACAATATCTGCAATCTCGGTTAGGTCAGCCTCGGGTATATCAACTGAAAAAGTTCTTGTTGTATCATTTCCAGTCGTGAACAAATCGTACTTACAATTCTTACGGAAAGCACTCAGAGCTCTTTTCATAAAGCCGTCAACCATTTCGGTTCTGTCTTCTTCTGCAAGAGAAAGAAAACTGTATTCTGAAATTTTCGCCAGAAAGGCTCCGGCGAACACATCATAAGGAACACCCATACGCAGCCTCCTTATCTTTCAATGAGTTCAACTCCAAGCGCCTCTTCGAGAGCGTTAATTGCCTTATTGGAATCGATTTCGCCTTCGGCGATTAACATCTTTGCTCTGTAAGCAACAGACTTCTTCTGTCCATCAGAAAGAGCTGTAACTGTGTTTTTGATTTCGGCAGGGGACATTTCGAAAATCTTATCGAAGTCCTCAATCTTAATTGCGTGTTTGTAGAAGTGTTTGAGACCAAGATAGTCAACAATCCAGTCTTCATCAAACATAAACCAGTTGTTCTGGAAAAACTTCTTAGCTGAGTTCTTCGCATTACGAAGCTCAAGCAATTCCATTTCCTGCTCTGTGCCGAAACCGTCCCAGACAAAATGTTCTCCTGTCTTCGGGCTTACATAAACAAGCTTGCCCTGAAAGCCGTTGCGGACTGTAACATACTGATGAACATCAATATCTTTTGCCACAAGTGGCTTGTTTTCTACGGGAGCCTCTTTGGGTTCCATTACTTTAGTCGTTGCCTTTGCCGAAGATTTGTTAGTTGTATTTTTTGTAGCCATAGTATTACCTTATCCTTTCATTCAAAAAATTGCGGGGGCGTAATGCCCCACGCAATTTAGTAGTTTTGATTAAGCCATTTCGTAACGGCCGATACCAGCGTTACCGCCAGCAAGAACGATACCCATACCGTACTTTTCACCGTAGAGATATTCCTGAGTGAAGTCAGCGTTGTTCATCGGGTCGCCCATAAGAACGATAGGATTACCTTCGTAAACAACCTTGATAGGCTTATCGTCACCAGCGATGATTGTGATTACATCGTCGTCCATAACGAACTCTGTAGAACCAACCTTGTGTCTCTGAGGAGTTACAACTACAGGAGTTCCGTAGAACTTACCGTAGTAACCAAGGTTGTAGAGGTCGTCCTTAGCACCGTCACTTTCGATAGAAGCCTTAAGGTTTCTGATAGCTTTCTTTGTACCTACGATAGTAGCAGTCTTGCCACCAGCTGCAGCTTCAACATGAGAGATGAGGTCTAAGAGGTCGTCCTCATCATAAGCACCAGCTACAGGGAAGTATGTAACACCGCCGAGCTGTTCAGCAGTTGCACCACTCCAGAGAGTGTAAACATCGTTTAAGAGCTTCTGTCTGAAAGACTCAGCAACCTTATTGATGAATGTGTTGAAGTCAACACGGCCTGCGAGTACGCGATTAAGTTCTTCATAAATTCTTACAACCTTGAGAGATGTAGGAATAGAAGTTTCGCTTACTCCGCCGAGTCTCTGTCTGCGGATACCCTGAGTACCATCAGCAGCTTCAGAAACAACGAAGAGTTCGCTGTCTTCAACAACGAAGATGTTCTGGTCGCCTTCAGCTACATTTCTGAAGTCAACAAGTGCGTTGAAGTATTCGTCACCCTGAAGACCTTCAATAACTGTCTTGCTGAGAATTTCTTCGAGAAGTGTAAAGAGACCAGCACACTTGCCGTCACGAATCTTCTTGTAGTCTAAAACGGTGCTTCCGCCGTTTGCTTCGATAAGAGCCTGTCTGAGCAAGTCCTGAGACTGACCAACAGAATATTTTTCAACATTGCCTCTGTATGCGTCAACGGCAACTTTTACAATATCTTTAATTTCGCTCATTGCATAATCCTCCTTTTAAATTAGTTAGCCTTGATTGCGTAGTATGTATATCTACCAACAACATCAACGGCGATAATGGTACCTACAACTGTAGAACCTTCAGTAGCTGTTTTTGCAACATTTAATTTTGTACCAGCAGCAAGCTCAACTGTGTCACCAACAGCAGGAGTTGTTACGCCTGCAAGAACTTCCTTAGTTACAGAGAAAATGTCACCGCTGTGGATGTGATAACCACGGCAAGCCTTACCTGCAACATTGATGTATTCATCAAGGTTCTTCTTTCTTTCGTCGTACATAACTTCGGGAGAAGCAACGAGTACAACATCTTCTACATTGTCGTCAGCAGCAACTGCGCCACCAACATAGATTTCGCGCTCACCTTCGATAAGAGCGCCAACTTTTAATACACTACCGTTTTCAATAGCAGTAGGTGTATCGCCGTCTGCGCCCATATACTTGATAGAAACGAGAGCAGCTCTAACATCTGTACCGTACATATTGTCGGTTCTTACAATTCCGTATGCCATAATATAGAATCCTCCTTATAAATTAGTTTTCAGCCGAGAAGCCATACTTCTCGAACAAGCCACCGTAAGGTGCATTTTCTGTGTGTTCGTGTTCAACCTTTAACTTGGGAGTCTTAGGTTCAAGTGAAAATTTTCCAGAGATAGCAGCCTGTCTGCCTCTGATTGCGTAGCACTTTTCTTCAAGTGTTTCAACATCGTAGTCGGCACAAGCATCTCTGAGTGCTTCAAACGCTTCGACACCTGCTAAGTCTTCGAACTGTGCAAATACTTCATCGCGTTCGTTTTGTGCAGCAGTGTTTTCTGTTTCTGTTTTGAACTTACGAAGCTCATCAAGTTCAGTCTCCATAGACGCAATCGTGTCGGAGGCAGTCTGGTATTTTGCTTCCCACTCGGCATTGTCCTGAATTCTCTGTTCCATCTGAGCAAACACTGTTGCGAATGGCGAAGCCTGTTCGCCTTCATCAAAGTCAGCAATCACATATTTCTTGCGTGTCTTGCTGTCGAAATCAATGTTTACTGTGTCTCCGTCCATTGTGAAAGTGAAACCATAGAGTAACCAGTCGTTTGTATCCCAAACATAAACTTCGTTTGCCTCCAAGTCACAATCAACGAACCAGTATCTGTTGCACTCGCCCCAGTCTCTCTGAACTGTAATTGCGTCAAGAGCGCGATAAATTTCATCAACAATATTGCTTATTAAAGCGAAATTGTCTGCACCGCCCTCGCCAGAATTGTCAGCAGTAGGTTCGCCAGCGGGTTCAGCCGCAGGTTCTCCCTCGGGGTCAGCAGTCTGCATAGCTTTAAATTTTTCTTCAAGTTCTTCGACAGTAAAGTCTTCGATAGAGAAATCTAAAGCTTCAACATCGATTCCGTATTTTGCGATTAACTCATTTTTATCCAATACCTGTTCTCCTCCTTCCATCGAGTGATTTTGTAAATTTGTATTGTCATCCCCGTTATCCGAGGCTTTGACCAGATTAAAACTTTCCTTTAGCTCAAGCATCATCTCAGAAAGCTGTTCTTTGAAATCTCTCTTTGAGAACATCTCAAGAGAAGAAGATTCAAAGCAAGGTTCTACTCCAATAAGAGCGAACGCCGTAAACTCAAAATCTTTGATATGGTATACACCGTCGATAGTCTCACCGTCTTTAACGGTTATCTCCATACTGTGAGCGACGATACCGTCTTTCTTAATCTTGCGATAGGCTTCCTGTCTTTTCCAAAGCAATGCTTCGGCACATAAGTATTCGTGTACAGTTCCGTCTTCTTCGGTAACATCTTCCCAGAAAACCTTTGCACTTTCGGGGATACAACCAACTGGAGTTGTGATATTAACAAGAATCAGACCGCCGTCTTTTTCTCTTACAACTTCCATATCGTGTCCGCCGAGAGTATCAGACTCTCTGTCGTAGTTACATACAATCGGGCAGTTGAAGATTGTCTTTACACATCTCTCGAAAACTTCTTTTGAAATAGCACTGCCATTTCTGTTTTCGCCTGTGTAAGCAATCCTCAAAATACCAGAGTCGAAGGACGAGTTAACCTCACACAAATCGGTTATAGATGATGCGAATGTTAAGTTTAAAACCTTATTGTTCATCGATAACCTCCTCATAAATCAAAAACCCCGTATGAGTGTTCATACGGAGTTAGAATGTTAGAGTATCCGAAAGTGCGTAATCCATTTTTTCAAATGAGAGTTTCGTTTCGGATTTGTTCTCAAACACATAGATATTATTTTTTGTGTCGCTTTTCAAAAGCTTGTATTCATTGGCAAGTAATACATCTCTGGATTCTTCGCCGAATACATATATGAATTTACTCTTCATAAATTATCAACCCCAATCTGAACCCTGTTCACGGGATTGTTCGCCGCTGTCAGACAAATCTTCGATTTCTTTCTCGGGACTGCCTCCATCGTCGGAAGCAATGCCGGGAGAACTTTGAGTGGACGAACTTTGAAGAGGAATGAAAGTAGATTTAATATCAAGGATTTCATTTTCCAAGAAGTTCATACAATCCATCTCAGCCTGTCCAAGACCTTGAGAAGCACAGTAATAGGACACCATAGGCACACCATACTGACACGCCTTGAGGTATGCTTCGCCAGCCTCTTTTCTGTTATAAGGAGATACATCAAGGAATGTTACCTTGAAGTTCTTACCATAACCCTGAGACTGAATAAATCTGTTAACTACATTCTCAATGCTTTTTACGATACCGTAAGTAACGGCTTGGTCTGCTTTGATAGAAAGCGACAACGCATTAGCTGAAGCCTTTTCGTTATTAAATAATAAAGAAGATACACCTGCCGCCGTGAACATATTTTGTTCGGCATCTGCAATAGTGTTTGTGTCGCCGGTATTTGAGCGTTCAAAACTTATCTTCTTAATCTCCATAGGAGAGAGCACCGAGCCAACCTCTTCAGGAAGAACCGAGTCAAGGTTTCGCCAGAACTCTTTTGCTTTATCTAAGTCCATCTTCCAACTACCGTCTTCGTCCATAGGCAAAGCCATAACAATCATTGCGTAGTTTTCAAGTGCAGTCTTAGTGAGCTTCAACTGTTTATAATCCTCGATATCATAGATTTCTCTCAAGAGCCCCGCAAACGGTGGTATAGAGTAATCAAGAATATCTTCAGTGCATTTAATAGCAAATGATGTGGGAGAGTCTAACTCAATCCATCTTTTGGTCTTATTCTTTTCATAAATCGCATATTTTGTTTTAAACTCTGCAGGATAGTATTCAAGCAAAGCTTTTCTTGAGTCAAAGTATGAGAAGTCGAATGTAACATTCAGAACATTACCCTCGATGGTAGAGATAGCACAGTAATCACTTGGTAACTGTTGGAATGTAATACTGTCATTTGTTACCCACATAGTTCCGTAATATGTATCTTCTCTCAAACATACCGTCAGTATCTTCGGCCCCTGAGTCTTAATGTTCATAGCCGACATTGTATTTAATACTTTACGGTAGTTACGAGCAACAGACTTTTCGTTTATGTGTTTCGGGTCTATACGATATGGAGATACAACATACGATAAATCTGAAAGTCCGGCGAAATACTGGATAAGCCTTCTGAAATGAGGAGACGCACCATTGATATAAATGACTGCTTTTCTAAGCTGCTTCTCATATTTATAAGGATTTGAAAGGTAGGTTGTTATATCGTCCTTAGAGTATAACGAAAATGTAGGAGTATTAACATTGTTGTTAAGGTCTCTTGTGATAAGTCGGTTTAATAAAGCGAACCTGCTTGAGATACCAATCATACCTTCAGGTAATTTGGAAGAGTTGCTTTGTGTCTGATTCTGTGGTTGAGCATTTTTGTTTGGTTGCTTATTATAACCAGCTCGCGATTTGTGTTTTGCCATTTATATTTTTCACCGCCTTTCCGTGATAGCTTGGTGGCTTAATAACGAAAGCATCCGAAGATGTAGCATTAACACTTTGTTTCTTGCTTAACTTACTTTCAATCTGAATAGCCACATAATAGTTGTATGATAAACTGGAATAACGGTCTTTACGCATCCCTGTTTTCTCATATATCTTAACCTTACCGCCAGACTCTTCGTGCTGAAGCTTTGTAAGTTCATCAATAAGAAGAGTTGTGTGGATGTAAGGTAACTGTAGTTGCATACGCTCTGCGGGAGATAATGAGTTATATCCACGCAGTTCTCCCAGAGACTCTTCTGCCTCATACTCTGATGCAAGCAATCTGATACGACCACTACGGAAAGCTTCTCTTAATAAGAAAGCACAATCAGAGTTAAACTGTGCACTGGCTTTGATAGCCCAGATAACTTTCTCAGCACCGATAACTGTACACCTTGCTGCCATTTCTGCATTGTTACAGCAGGAGATAGCAGGGTACATTTCTCCAGTCTCTGGGTCAACGATATCTCTTGAGAGACAGTCATATACACCGAGACCGAGACCGCTTGTATCCAGTACAAGATAGTCGCAGCTATACTCATCGAAAAGTTTTCTGATGAGCAGTGCTTGGTCGTCTGTTCGCAATCCTTCACACGCATCGGCATACACAATGTTGCTCGTGTATCGTCCTGCTTTGGTGGGAAGTAATTGATTTAAGAATATCGCAGTGGCGTCGTTGTTATTTTTTCTACTTGACATTAACGCGATATCCGCAGAAAGAATTCTGATTTCGCCGTTTTGCTTGGGTTGAATTTTAACATTCTGAGAATTGTTTACCTTAGCCGCAAGCTTGTCTGGCAACATAGGATATTTAATCCTTCTGTTTTTGGAAATAGAATTATAATCAAAGAATGAGCCGTCGGTGTTACCATACCAGAGGGCTTCGTATTCCATTTGAAACTTAATCTCATTGAAGTCTGTTTCAGCCATTTCATCTGCAACTGTTTCTGCGTCAAGCAGACCCTCCGTTACAGATAACTGATATGGCAGACCACAAACAAACTGACGCTTCGAGTCGTCTAACATAAACTGACAAGTGTCTGTACATTTGAGGTAACTCCAATGGTCTACGAAATAAGCAGAAGATAAGTACATTGTTTTGTTCTTTTCTTTTGCATATTCCTTTTTGCGTTCTTCTTTTGTAAGTTCTTCATATCTCGGCATCCTTTTTTGTGTAAGGAACTTACGAAGAATTGTATCGATGACATCCTTAGCAATCATTCTGAACTCATCAAGTAACAAAAGGTTAGCACGGTTACCACGAGCCGAGTCAGAAGCGGTAACAACCTTTATATACGAAGAGTTCTTGAATACAATCTGGGCATTTGTACCATTTATTCGGGTTTGCTTTTCATCGATTTCGGCAGCCAGCTCTGGAGAGAGTGGCTTAAGCTCAAGCATAATTTTTTCCAGAACATTTATACTCTGACCTCTTGTACCAGAAGCAATACATATCTTGGTACCCGGGTATAATATACATCGGATAACACAAAAGACTGCACTTAAGAATGATTTACCGATACCACGGCTACCAATAAAGGCGGTTGTGGATGACCAGTTCATCATTATAATAAGTATCTTCTGGAATAAGTGTAGGTTCAGATGCAGATAATCTTTTGCAAACCTGTGCGGGTTAGCGCGGTAGTAGGCACACCACCGTGCGGCACCCTCTGTAATCTTTGCTATACGAGACATCAATCGTCACCGTCTGTTTCTGGTGTGTCGTCTGTGTCGTTACTTGCACCGAAGATGTCATTGAACATTGTTTCATCATCTTCGTCGTCGTACTCAGGACGCTCAATCCTCATCTTGGCGAGCTCTTCCTCGTACAGTTTACAATATGTATTCTTAATTCCGAGCATCTTACACAGATGACCGAAATACCAAATACTGATATATCTGACAATCTCGTCTACATCTTCAAGTTCCGGGTCGGGTTCTGGAATAGGACGCTGATTTTCCCAACGCTGAATCCAAACACCAAAAGGTGTGTTGTCGATTCCTGCATCCGCATCGTCCTTTTTCTGCGTAGGCTTTAAGCTTGCACTACCAAGTAAAGTATTTAACGCTGCAATGCTCTTGTCTACCGTGCGCCCAGCTGCACGGTCTCTGTTGATATCAAGCTCAAGCGAACAAATCTGTCTGATGATAGCTTCGGTACCGATGTCAATATCCGTATCGGGAAGTCTTGACATCCAGTACGAACGACGCTGTTCAAGTGCCTCATACATTTCAGGCGGGTACCCCGGCCCCCAGAAGGCGATAACATCTTCTGAGATTTCAATATCTTCGGCGTCAACAGATTCGTCAAACAAATCATCAAATGTTTCTTCGGGTTCAGCAACTATGTTCTGACCGAAGTTCCACAGTGTTCCTTCCTCGGACAGTGTATCGTCATAGCTCTTACCGGCATAGGTAACAGAATTTACTTTTGCCATATACTGCGTCATCATAGAACGAGTGGTGTTTTTCTTTTCTACCTGACGGTAAACACTTTCACTCCAGTATAAGTCGAGTTTACGACACACCTGTCTCACCGCATCTTTTGCGTTATTACATTGAGAAAGATATCCGTTATAGATTGCATCAATACAATCTCTACAAACATGAGTATGTCCTACGCCTTTATGAAGTACGGCATAACTCACAGGAAAATATCCCTTTTGTCTGCTATAGTCAGTACCACACTTACTGCATACAGCTCTGGCGGATTCTACTTCGAGAGCCATTATTCATCCGCCTCCTCAACAAGTCTACGGTGTATAGGAGGTAGGTCTTTGAAATCATCGAGAGATAATTCATAAACCTTTGCAGCCATTCTCAGATTGTTGCCGAAAGAAAACTTCGGAACATATCGAGCATTGACTTTTACAGCCTCACCAGTCTCGGGATGTTTGGTCATTCTTGCGGCTCTCTGATGAACCCCAAGTGTTCCAAATCCGTGGATGGAGACTTCTTCACCGTGTTTGATAGCGTCCTCGACAACACTTAGGCAGGCGTCAAGAATTGCCGCAACATCGGCTGTGTTATATAACACCGTCTTGTCTGTTTTCTTAACAACGAAATCCTTCTGGTTTCCGTCGTCGTCTGATATATGAAATACCTGCTTAGGTGTGGACACAGGTTTTCTTATGTTATTACTACGCAAGACCTCAGCGGCCTTACTGATTAAATCCTTCTTATTCATAAAACACTCCTTTAACTCGTCTCGGTTACATATCAGCCAATGATTTCTTTTCAGGAACAGAGATGTCTCCGTCTTTGAAGTACATTCCAATCTGTTCATCTGCATCAAGGTCTGTATATAAACGAACCATATCGCTTGACTCCCAAGCAACTATGCTTTGGATTACGCCATCAGGAATACCGGCTTTTGCCAAGCTGGTAGTAAAGTAATGTCTTAAGCTATGTATATAAGCAGGTTTACCCGCAATTCTACTGAATGTGTTAGACCAGCTATTGATAGTCGTAATCTTCACATATTCCTCGGGGTTACTTTTATTCGGGAACAGCCACTCACTTTCAATACCGTGTTCGGCTCTGTAATTAAGCCACTGCTCCAGATAAGGTCTGAACTTTTTGGCGAGGGTGTAACAAGGTATAAACTTACCACCGCCACGACCTTTTGTCTTGATTGGACTACTCTTCCAGAGAGCTCCTTCGCAAACAAGATTGTCATCTGAAAAGTCGCTTACCTTAAAACGACAAAGCTCTGACTTTCTTCGTCCGCTATACATAGCAAGAGCGAGATAACAAGCCTTCTCGTAATCTTTTCTTAAAGTGAGAGCTTCGAGTAAGTCATCAAGTTCCTCGTCTTCCCAAACTGTCTTTTCTCTTACAGGTTGGTTGACAGGGTTCTCAACTTTGGAAATAATATTTCTGAATGTTGGATATTCATCGTCAAGAACGGAAGTGATATAGTTACTCAAAGAGGAAAGAGCCGCCTTGAGTCTTCTGATTCTCGCAGGACTGTTTTCGTTACTGTTGAGCAACCAGTTCTGATATGCGAGAACATTTCTCTTTGTCCAATCAACGAAGAATTTATTGTCGTTATGTTGTAAGCACCAAACCCAAGCAATCTGGATATCATTCTCATATCCGTTGATTGTGGTTTCGCTTCTTTGAACTGCACGCAAATAATCAAGGAAGTCTCTTAATAAGGTTTGATTATCCTTGTTAACCTGCGAAAGCAGTTCGGGTGATGTAATAGAATTCATCTTAGTTTTTCTTGCCATCGCAAGTCACCTCCTAAATTTATAATTGGTGGGCAGGGGTGGATTCGAACCACCGTATCCGAGGAGCCTGATTTACAGTCAGGTGCGTTTAACCAGACTTCGCTACCTACCCGTGTATATAATGGTGGAACCGGAAGGTGTCGAACCTTCATCCTTCGGATTTTCAGTCCGACGCTCAGACCGCTTAAGCTACAGTTCCGTGTGGTGAGGTCAGAGGGGCTCGAACCCATCATTATAGCCTTGAAAGGGCTATGTCCTAATCCGATTAGACGATGACCCCATATAAGCCCACGAGTCCGAAGAACATCGCAGGACAAACTGGTTATATTCCTATATTTAATAAGCCATTATCAAATTCCCAATGATGATTTGGGCATAACGCAATGAGATTATCTATCGAGTTTATCTCAGTTATAAGTGCATCATCCTCGAAATCAGACACCGGTTTAATGTGTGCTATTTCGTAATGCTTATCGTATCCGCATATCGCACAACACTTTTCCTTGTCGCTGTTCTCAAATATTTGCTGTGCGTGTTTTCTAATGGATGAACGAGCACTTTGATAATTAGCTCTTGTGTTAAACAACTCACCTTTCGTTGCGCCTGTGAGTTCTAACTTTGATTGATATAAAGAAAGTCCCAACTGTTGAATTCTGTCTTTGATTTTTCTCCGAGCTGAAACATTTATATATGTACCATATCCGAGACTGCGAGCTATGTCCGTATAATTAGAACTTTGATTATACGCAAGAATAAACTCCTCGTCGGTGGCTAAATCTATTTTAGAAATTGACACTTAGTAACACTCTCCTTATATCACGGCATAAAGCCCCGCCATATTTCAGGCGGGGTCTATTTGTTATGTATTTATTTTTGTAATGGGATGTCGTAATGACAAACGATACCGTCTTCATCACAAACACACACCATCTGTTCGGGCTTACCGAAAATTCTTTTCTGCACGCAGTAGTCATCCATACCAAGGAATGAACCTGCCATTACCGTTTTAACGCCCTGAACTTCATCAACTTTATTGTGGTGCATATGTCCAGACAATACTGCATATAAAGGCTTTCCAACCATAGTTTGCAGAGACTGAACCTTGGACGCAGAACCGTCGAAGTCTCCGTGAACACCGCAATAGTTTTTACCTCTAATGTCGATAAGGTACATAGTGGAATCAATCTTTTCTCCAGAACCAATTTCGACATTCTCAAAGTTCTGCAATCTTGCTGAGATATACCATTCGATTAAATCATCAAGTCTCTCGTCAACAAGTGCATTATCTTTGTTAGGGTCAATACGACTGTGGTTGCCGGACACACTTACAAACTTAACTGTCTTGAAGTGCTTACTTAATTCGGCAATAAATTCTGCAATTAACTCGGATGCACCCATAATCTGTTCGATTACATTCTCTTTATTAGTAATCTGGATAGACCTGTGGATTGCACCACTGATAGCATCACCGTTTTCCCATACAATACAGTTTTCACTCTGGTGTGTTTCTGCTATCTTGATTATTCTATCGAGGTAGTGATTCATCATATCTCTTGCGATAGATGAGTTATACGAACCCCAATGGTTTGAATGAACCGCTCCGTAGTGGAGGTCATTAAGACTGACAAGTAAATCGTTGCCGCTTGATTCGATAAAGTTTCTTTCGTAATTTAATTCCGGCAAATCGCCATTATGTATAGCGTCAACAATAATCTCGTTCAGTTCTTCCTGTCTGGAACGGTCTCTCACGACTTTATTGAAAGCATTACGCTGGTCGAAAAACTTCTGTCTCTCTTTGCGAAGCTCAATCATTTTTTCATCGAGTTCTGAGAGGATGTTCGAATCGTCAATGCAGTCAGCCTGCTCTGCAGCCATAAGGTCGAGAGTAAACTTACTACCATAAAACATTCTACGGGCTACATCTGAACTGTAGGGTTTACCATAGGTAAGTTCCGCAAGTTCGGTGTAATCAATATCTGTCAGAGTTTTATCTGAAAGTTTTCCGTATACAATTCTTTTATGATAAGCAAGCGTGGTTTCGTTAGGCTTTCTTGCTAAATCTATTTTCGCCACCCGCTTTCTCTACGGTATTGCCTCCGTTTCTGAAATCCTCTAAAAACTTAATCGCCTGTCTGGATTCCTCGCAGAAGTAATGTCCGCGTTTTGATTTTTGTTTCATCGTCCTAACAATGTGAACTTTAGGAAGATGTTCTCTGATAGCCTTAGCTTCGCTTTTGTTAATAGAAATCATAAAGTTATATTCAATCCTTTTCTTCAAATTTCGCCTTCCTCGGAGGGCGTTGTTTACCAAATAAAATTTTTATAAATATCTATCATAGAAAGCACTTCATCATCTGGGGTGTAATGCGTTGTCTTGCAACCAAATACACCCCTGCATTTTTTCCAACATTTTTGGAATTTACTGGTGCTTCCTGTGACGCATTACTGCGTTTACATTCTGCTTCGTTTTAATTTCAACTGCGCACTCTTTGCAGTACTTCTGTTTACGACCCTTTGTTGGCTCGTCAATCTTAACGGTGATACCACAGTTTGTACATTCAAAGTACGGCTCACCGTGATACTTAAGATACTGATATCCTAAGTTGCGTAAATCTGTAATCGTCATTGCGACATCTCCGTCTTCGGCGAAACAAACACGCACATTCGTGTTGTCAACTTTCTTGGAGAACTGAATCAATCCTGTATCTCTGAGAGTAGCATACATAGCACATTGTCTTCTAATAGAAGTGTTAATGTTGGCGAACGCCATTATCTCATTGTCTTTACTGTTTACCCAGTTATCATTCTGTGAGTTAACTATATTCCAGTACTTCGACAGACAGAGAAGAACAAACGCAAGTCTTCTGATTTGCTTTCCGTCCAGAGAATCAATCTTATCCATCTCGGGCTTGGTTATAATGATAGAGTCAATCTGGATTGCCTCGTGCTTAAACGCCCAGTCTGTTGCAAAGTCAAGCATCTTAGACCACTTAGGTATCGATGCCGTGGAATCACACTGCAATAAGAATAAGTCAAGCTTGCTTCTGATAGTCTTCTTGTTTGCACTATCGCAACTGTCTATGTAATAACGAGCTACTCGGCTCAAAGTCTCTGACGGCTTCTTGCCGAGGCTCCTTGTCTGTATCGCCTGTTCGGCGTAGTAGTGTTCGTTCAAAACAATGCTCATTCTTTCACCTCAACTTTCTTGGATATTACAGAAAATCTGTTGCAACAATATTCAATGTCTCCGTTTTTATCAAGAGTTGGGAAAGAAATCGTATTATTGTTTTGTGATAATAAGTTATGTATAATATCAGCTCCGCACATACTCCAAGCAAATCTCTTGGTGGAGCTTCTCGTATAACAGATATCCAATATGATGTTGCATAAGATATCTCTGTTTGGACAAATCGTGTCGCACTCTTTTCTGAACTCACTGTTCATTACGGCGATTTCAGAACTGGAGTCACACTCATCAATTCGTTCGTTGTCCGCGAACACGATATAACTTCGCAGTCGCTGGTTGTAGTCGTCATACAGTTTCTTAATTGAGTTATACTGTGAGTAACTATACTCTGACTTATTCCTCATAAACCTGTAGTCGAACTTAACCTCGCTGTTGTGTCTGCCAACATATCCGTCGAACTCGTCTTCGAACCTACGGCAGATTTTATTCATAACACAGTCGCCAATTCCAACCGGCATCCTGTATCTGTAATACCTTAAGAACTCAATTTGTCTGTCGGTCAATTTCTCCGACGGCAGCTTCATTAACTCATCGACCGTCATTTGGAATTCACGCAGAGCGTTTTTGTTCGTGTTCTTAATATAGGTATTGTACTGCTTCATAAGAGCAGGATATATGTATCGCATAAAGTATGGCTTCTTGTCGGCGACAATACTGCGGTAAAATTCTCTCTCGGTTTCGTCCTCAATTTTGTTTGCAGCGTGTCTGTCGTGCCAAGTTCGAGGCATTGGCTTACACACAATACCTTTAGCCTTATCAATGGAGTTTTGCTGATAGAGCTGACCGCATCGGATTCGGTAGTCTAACGCTTCGTACTCTTTGCTACCTTTCTTAAAGTGGGAGCGAACCTCGAACATTGAAGTTATCCAGTTCGTTGTCTGACCAATTTCGTTTCCGAAGCTTTCTATATTTGAACGGACGAAATCTTCTTCGGTAGGAATCTTCTTGGTTGCTCTCCTCTGAGCACACATCAATGCGGGTAGTGGTTTTAATTTATTAACAAGCACATTGTTGTCGGTGAGCATAACAAGGTCTCCGTCAAAGTCGCAACCATTTAATGCACTTGCGGCAGTGTCCCACGAATTGAATACCGTACAGGTTGTCATATACTGAAACCAATGTCGTACTTCTTCATCGGCCACAGGCGTTACGAGTCTAATGTTATTGTGGCAAGTCATCGGTGCTCTGTAACAAGCAAGCTTTTCTGCACCACTGTCAGCCCAATACTGATTATAAATTTCACCAGCCTTTAATAAACCCGTTACCTCTAATCCGAAAATACTTTGACACAGAGAGTAGGGGTCACCAGACACAATCGAATAGTTGCCGTGAACTTTAAGTACGCCCACCTTAGCTTCATTGATTCTGTTCTTGATTAACTGGAATATACTGCTCTGCACAAACGGGTCGTCGATTACTCGCTTATCAATCATCAACGCCTTAATGAAGTCATCTTCGGCTCGAATGATATTGTTTTCATTTAACCCGGCACCTTTAAGGAAGAGAACGGTCTTTCTCCAATCTCCACCGAGAACATCTTTGATTTCGTTCATAGTGGGAGAGATGAGTTCTTCAATATCCTCGTCACTTAAATCGTAACTCTGGATAAACTGATAGTTAAGATTTCGTTCGCTCTCCAAAGTCTTTGGGCAGGTCTTCGCAATACCAAAAGTGTACCCGTTCGCAACCGACTTGGATATGTAGTCGTCGCAACTTTCATAGGAGTCCCATAACTTAACCATTGATGTTGTGAGTATAAGTTCAACCTTGCTGACATCAACATCATTACCCCAAGCATCCTTGACGATATAGTTGTGTGCCACTCTGCCTGCGAACTCAAGGAAGTCAAATGTGAACACCATACCTTTCTCAAATGAGAATCTGGTATTAACACCACTCACCATATAATCAAGTCCAAGCTCTTGGCTCCATCTTTCGGCAAGTGCCGGTAACATTATTCCGTATCCGTCCGAAGCATCCATTTCAATCTTCTGGGACTTCTGCGTTTCCATTAACGGTTCGCCTTCGCCCTCATCGGTGAGGTAGATGATATCGGATAAGAACTCCGTATTACAATCATCAACTACAAGCACACCCTTTGGCATAGACACAGGGGTTGACGCACTACAGGTCAAAGCCTTATAAGCTTCAAGCTTGGCAGGCACGAGTTCCATATCTGGATTGCGTCCGTTTTCAATTCTGCGTTTAAACTCGTCGGCGTGTCGCTCACTCACGAACACTATGGTGCTGTTCTTGATACCACCGTTCGTACCGAGCAACCTCTTGTACCTGATGCCGTTTATAGTGAACCCACGACAGGCTCTGTAATAGTCCTGCTTTTTGTCAATAATCAAACACATATAGTCTGGTTTGTATTGAAGTTCATCAAGTTTCTTATAAAGATTCTTAATACTTCTTTTGTTTTGAATACTGTTTGGTTCCTTACGCAATCTTTTTATTTCTTCTTTTAAATTACGAGCCTGCTCGTCACCATTCGTAATACCATTCAGTTCATCAATCCAACGAAGTACTTGGCTGTCGGCAAGGGAGATTACTTCGTCATTTCTCCTCGCCTCGTCAATCGGTAAAATAAGCTTCCACTTTTCTTTTCTCAGTCTGCTACTATGTATCTTGTAAATATATTTCTGGCATACTAATTGCTTACTAATGGAAGTCACCTCGCTTCTTGTAAATTTTATAATTAGCAGGATAGCTTAAAAAAATTTAGCTATTGCAGTTTTCTATGTATCCAAACCATTCGGCACGAAACGCCACGCGGTTGTTCTCAATCATATCATTAACTTCTTCATCGATAGCTTCTTCGGTAAGCGGAGTGTAGTCTTCGCAAACTTCTGAGCAGTCGCACTTATCACTGTAATAGCAGTTAGAACAATGTTTCTTACTCAACGATATTCCCTCCTTTGCTAACAGTATTTATCCAGTTAATGAGTATGTTCCTCATACGACTGCTTGGTATGTATAAATAAACTTCCTCTCCGTCGCGGATGGCACTACGCCAAATCCACTGTACCATAATGGAGAGTGCAAACATATCCTCGTCAACCTCGACGCCGTGTTTCTGGTAGAACTTCTTGTCGTTCACATTCATAAACACATTGACCATATAGACAAGGTGTGTCTTGTTTCGATATGCGTTGGTAGCTTTGGCATTAAAAGTCAAGAACGACTTTGTATATCCTTTGCCTTGCATATGAGCTTTCTCTTTATTGTAGGTTGCCCACAACCTTTCATCTGCAGGAACATCACTCCAAATATTCTTGAAGCAGTTCGCAACATTTCGCCTGAGCTGGTCTGTCTCTTCATCATCACTCTTCTTAAACCAGTTCATCGACAGGGCATAGTAATCGTCGCCGACATCATTTATCTTTCCGGTCTCGATTACATGAAGCATATCTCCCAGACGGGAAACATACTCAGGGGTATAGCCGGGATACGAAGAAAATCTAAATCCCGTTGCAACCTCATCCGTCTTTTCAATACCGATGTATTCATACGGTATATTGTATATCTCCAGAAAGTGGTGGAGACTTTGACCCTTGAAAAGATATGTCAGTATAAACACATTCTTAAACGAGGTAATCAGTTCGGGTGGTAGTGCCCAATAGAAGAATGAGTTCGCGTCATCGTCTTCGATACGCACAAGCTCTCTCGTCTTGAGAAGTCGGAACATATCTCTTAAAGCAGTTCCTTTGTACTCGGTCGCACTTACCGTGTAGATACCGTTGTCCTCTTGGATATATCCTGCGTCAACGGCAAGTTGTAGGTCATCAATGTGGAAATCGAATGTTTCGAGAACATCGACATTCTCGTCAATGATTAAGGTGTACCCTTGCTTCTTGATATCCTCAAGAGTCTCGGGCGTATATCCCTTGAAAGCCTGATGTGTTGTCGTGATGTTTCTG